ATATAAAACTATCAAATGGACAACTGGAAAACCCTTGCTGGAAGGAGTATTATGATTGTTGTTGGCATTGCTGTTCTTTACTGGTTGGTTTCTAACTACCAAAGCAAACAAGATGCAGTTCATGCCGAGAAGTTCTATGAAGCTAAACTGGCATCTGAGCTTGCTGGTGTGAAGGAACTTCCTTACCCAGGCCAAGACATTCAAAGGAAGGCTTCCGTTGCTGATGTCAGCTCCGTCTCACCCGCCGAAGAGGATATCCACTCAGACTTCCGTGCAGTCGACTATGAGACCAAGCAAGTCTCATCTGATTGTTTCCCTAAGGACAGGCTGACTGCCGATGACCTTCTGCCCAAGGACGCTGCCAACTCCAAGTGGGCTCAAGTGAACCCTGCTGGTCAAGGTGACCTCCAAGACCAAAACTTCCTGACTGCTGGATTCCAAATCGGTGTCAACACTGTTGGATCATCCCTCAGGAACGCCAACCTCCAACTCCGCTCTGAGCCCGTGATTCCCCAAAACAACCCATGGCCCATTATGCAATCCACAATCACCCCTGACAGCCTCAGGAAGCCCCTTGAGATTGGTGGTGACTTCTAGATAGTCTCTTACACAGGTACAACACCTGTTTTCATTTTGATATTATAAGTGCCTTCGTGAGATGACACATATGAAGGAAAAAATTGAAAATATAACATCATAACACTAAATTACGAAACAAAACAGCACAATGGCCATAAACTTAGCCGCAAAGACAACTGGTTCATTTGGAATCCCTTTTGAGGACCTTGTGGAGTATGTGTTTGATAGAAGGGATGAAATGTTATCTTACATCAAACAACTACACAAAGAAACAGACTTCTTTAGTGGTCGTTACTGTGTAAATCTTACAGAATGGCGAAAAGTTGAGAATGATCACGACATGTCTACATACATGACCATAACTGGTTCCTTTGATGTTAATGACCCTCTTCATTTGACACTTACTGCACAAGAAGGTTATGAGCAAGAAGATGGAGACATCTTTGATACAGATGGCTTCCTTTGTATCAAAGTAGATAGAGATAGTCTTACACAAGCTGTCCAAGATATTCTCAAGGGGACTATACTACTTCACAATCGTGGAATTGAAATCACACAAGAAATGTGTCCATATGCTGTGTTGTACGATAACTGATTATTTTTACGATACAAGACAAAAAAGATACATAGAAAATAGTAATATACATTAGACAAACCATAGGGTGTGTGCTTGTCTTTTATCTACATAGGGGATGACTTACCATAGGATGCCAACACCTTGATAGACCTGAGGATCACATCCTCAATAGCTGTATCACCCTTGGTAATCCAACTGCAAAGTTTCTCATTAATCTTGAGAAACTCCATCCTCTCATCCAAGCCCATCAGGTGCTTCTTTGCCATAAGCAGCTCGTGCATTGCCTGCTTGAGCTCGCTCACCTTGCTCACCGTCTCCTCAGTGCGATTCACACTGTATGAAGTAGCGGCCTTGAGCTGGACGGTCCAAACAGGAACCACCTTGCCATCAACCTTTGTGTAGGCCATTGTGCAGTTGCTGATTGCTGATTGCAATTGCTTGTGTTTGTAGCTTTATCCTTGTGTATAGAATGTAAATCAATCATAATGCCATCCAATTTTCATTAAAATCACCCCTTTTTAATGTTATTTTCTTGGTGGCTTTTCATCACTCAGAAGAACCCATGCAACTCAAAAAATCGAAAAGCCGCACCTCCTCTTACCCTTCTAATACATCCAACACACAATGAAACAAAGATGGAGCAACTCAACAAACTAACAGACTGTATCACAGCTCTTGTCACCAGGCTTGAGGTCAATGTTGATGATGACGAACTCAAACAAACACTTGTGGAAAACATCACGGATTTGTCTACTTATGCGTGTCTACAACAAGAACATAAATGCATTCTCAACAGTCTCATAGATTACCTAATGGTTCTATATTTCAGAGTTGGAGAGTTGAATTACAAGAGTGTTGAATGTGTGTTAGATGCATTGACAATGGCGTGTGTGGCTGTTCAAGAATGCATTGACACTTGACACAGTGTCCACTTATCATCTCTCCTACGTTGTCACACTATTTTCTATTTCATACCACAATACCCACCTTTAAAATTTGACAGAGACTTGAGGTGTGTACATGTTCTAGCACATAAGGCTATAAACATAATTCCCTTGTACCTAGCCAAGCAATGTCGTGGAAGCTTGACAACTCTGGTCTCACTTACAATGGTCTTCAAGTGGCAAGTGAGTATAACAGCCAAGAGCCAAACAGTCTTGTTCTCAAGACTAGCCCAGCTGGCACATATGCAGCTGTTTGCAACAAGGATTCCTTTTATGCAGACATTTACAACACGACTTATGCAGAGGATGGAACAAGATATCCAAGCTATTTATACAGTCTAAGGAGGAACACTTACAGAACCGAGGGAACAAAGTTTCTGTTGGAGTTCTTTCAGTCATCCACAGATCCCAATCAAACCATGTTCATCTTCAACATGAGACATGGTGTCATTTCTGTATGTGATGCTCAAAGTGGTCAAGAATTACATACAGACTTTGAAGAGGACAAGTTCATTACTACTTATAAAATTATTGAAGAGTACAAACAATCGTACTTGTACATTGAAGGTTGGTTTTGGGGTCCCAAGTTTTTCACTTCCATATACAAGATTAAGGATCTCCTTGTCACTCCAGCGTATAGAAGCATTGTACTTGACACAGACGACTATAATGCAAAGAGTGAGCATCACTGTAGGTTGAATGACATTGATGACAATAATGAAAAGATTGAAGGGTTGCCTTCAGACCATCCATTCAATACCAGGTATGGTGTTACAGATTTCATCACAAATCACAAGGCAATCAAAGACTACTTTGCATCAGTCAAACTCACAGAGGCAGTCATTAACAATGAAACAAACTTGCTACATAAGTTGCTCAATACAAATGACCAATATGTAGTTTTCAAGGACCAGAAAGCTAAAAGGTCACTTGACACACTCCTCTCAAGGCCATTGCTAGATGACTTCAACGACCTAATTGTCTATGAATGTGTCGATAAAGTTGGAAATGATGTCAAAGCAGCATTCAAGTGTTTTGCAGAGGATATCACCTATCTTGATACTTCTTTCAACTATCTTGTACCCAGACTCATTGCCAACGGTAGTACACGCTTCACTGTACCTAAGCTTGACATTAAACTGACATTGAAGCGCAATGGTGTCAATGTCCAAATAAAAATGAAGCAAACTTTCAAGAAGGTGAAACTTTATGGAGATAAAGACATTTACGAAGTAGATCGCGATGAGCCTTGTTACATCACAATTCGTTAGGTGTAACATATATTATTTTTATTTGCGCTTCCTCTAGCATCTCAAGTGATACGATGAAGTCTTCACCCCACCGAGGGTTCTCCATGTCAGGTCTCTCTGTAATAATAGTGTCAATACCGCTTTGAATCAAAGCTTTACAACACTCTACACAAGGAAACATTGTCACAACACATATGCTGTTCTCAATTCTGACACCACTCCTGGCAGCGTTTGCAATAGCATTGAGCTCAGCGTGTGCAACCCATTTGTACTTCAATGGTCTTGACCATCTTTCCTTGGTTTCACTAAGCTTCCTGCAAATACCATTGAAACCTGTACTTAGTATCTGAAATGAGTCGTGTGCAAGAACTATTGCTGCAACCTGTGTATTAGGATCCTTACTAAACAAGGAAGCCTGGTATTGTGCAAGTTGATAGTACTTTTTAGCCTTATCAATATCCATTGCAATGAATACCATAAGACTACTTAAATGTTTTTAAGAGCCTGTCACAGCTCTCCAGTGCGCCTTCCATCCAAGCATTATGAAACATAGAAGTAATCTCACCTGCTATATAGTAGTTATTTTTGTGGTTGTTCCTATACTGTTTAAAGTTTGTTTTCCAATATGTAGCACCTTCAGACCAGTAAAACCTCTTAATCCACAGAGGTCTTGGTATGGTGAGGTCTGGAAACAACTTTTTCAGATTGTCCATAAGTGCATCTATGACTTTCTCATCACTCTCAAAGCTATTCCAAAAATCAGCATATTGTTTATCAGTATAGCTAATTTGCATAAGCCCAGTAGATGGATTGGATGGAATCAAGTATCTGATAGGTAGGTTAGTTGTTACTCGACTCATCCCTTGGAACCAAGCTACGCCCTCTTTTTCAACTGGAAACTTTACAAAGATACGATGCAATGGAGCCATTTCAATTGAGGTTGTTAGGTACTTTAACAGCAGTGGATCTTGGTCCATTAATGACCTGATACTCAACAAGGCTTGCTTGGTGACACAAAATACAACCTTGTCAAAATGCTTAGAATATTGTTGTTTCTTGTGTGTCCAAGACACCTTGTTACTTTGCATATCATAGTCATTTACAACTGCATTTAGAATGATCTGATTCTCTTTGCGGGTATAAACTCTCCTCTTTAGTGTCTCAATGATTTGACTCAAACCTCCTTGAAGATAATAGTATTGTATCTCATCATTGAAATCTGTCTTGAAAATTTTAAGTGATGTATATGCATTTTGGAGCTCAAACTCTGAGTTGTATCCAAATGCATCAATTACTCTGTTTGTAATCATAGCACCTAAGACCTTCGTCATGAAGTCCTTGAGAGTTATTGACTTCAGCTCATCAACACTGTACTTCGTACTGGCTAACACTATCCTCTTGAAAAGGAGACCTCCAACATACTTCTCATAATCATATACTCTTGAGTTAATCTTGTAGCTCCTCTTGGACACAATAGGAGCCACGTTGTCACTCAACTGAAGGTCACGCAACAGTTTCAGCAATCTCTTGTGGTTTGCATTGAACCGCCCTGCACCTGTCTCAAACATATCACCATCTACTGTGACAGTATGGACCCTACCACCAAGCCTGCCACTCTGTTCAAAGATACAAACACTATGACCCATTTCGGAAAGTTTGTAACCTAAATACAGACCTGATATGCCTCCTCCAATGATGCCAACTTTCATTACTGCTGATGGTTACCTCTTAATAAAAAGGAATATTTACTTATCAATACTATCCAACCACCTTTGCTTTTCCTCTGATGGTAACTGCTCATATAACAACTCACACTCCAGCTTCATAATCTGATAGGGAACAAGATTCTTCTTCTTGGAACTTTTGATTTGGTATCCGATTGTATTCATTTTTGCTGTTACGGAATCAACAACATCTTGATTGGTCTTTTGGGCCATCATGAATGCCGAGAATGCCTTGCTTTCTTGGCTAGGGTCTCTCTTCTTCGCCTTACTAGACTTCTTCACCACAACATCAATTGAAGGAACAGACAAGAGCAAGCTGTTTTCAAGTTGAACCTTGAGAGCTTGTGTCTCCTCAAGGTTTCTTCTAAGAACAGCATTTTCCTTTTGAAGTCCAAGTAACTGATGGCGAAGCTCTAGTAACTCATCCATGACATCGGAGTGATGAGTGTCTGCAATGTCTGTAGTGTCCGTCTCATCTGTCAAGCTAAATAAGGGATTATCCATTGCATTCATTCTGTATGAGGTAACTTGAGGTCTTGTTATATCAATATACCTTTGTTTTAAGCAGATGGGTGGAATGCCAAGCGAGCTTTGGCAATATTAAGGTTGTTGTATACACTCATTGTCCTTGCCCTCTTGTCCTTGACTAACACTCTATTATCAAAGACCAATACTTCAAACTTGTCATTGAAGTATTTGATAAAATCGTTGTGATTCTCCTTGGTACCCTTACCTTCAAACAACTTAGCTACAAACTCATCTATGTGGGTCATATATTCCTTTCTCTCTTGTTTATATTTTTCTATTCCCACCGAAACACATTTAAGAACTCCAGGGATAAACTTGTGTAATGGATAAGGATATAAGAAAGGAAACAAAACCCAAGAAGTCGAATCGTATCATAGACTCCAAGGACCTACTGATGATATCTCTGTCAAAATTCTACAATGTAAAAACCAATGTTAATAAAATCATTCCCCTTGTAGAACAAAGGTCGGAAATCTCATTGAGGTTGGTGGATTGGTTTGTCACAAACTTCTCTAAGAAGAACAACACTGTTATTACCAAAGAGAAAAACGGCAATATCATCCACTTCAATGTATACTTGAGCTATCGCAACCAGCTCAAAGCATACTCAAAAGAAAAGTTTGATCCCTTCCGTAGAAATGAGCATATTATATTCTACTATGATGTAGAGAAGAGCATTGAGACCACACATGGGCAACTCAACTTCTTCCGATGGGTTATTCAGAATGACATTTTAGACTACATTCAGGAGCATCTAGAAGAAATTGAGACTGATATGCTGACTACACAGAAGCAAAACCAAAATAAAAAGAAAGATGAAGACAATATACGTATCAAGGCCGTTCAAACAGAGAATGGCATTGTGTACCAAAAGAGAAAGAAAAGAAGTCAGTTGTCCAAGTCTTCTATTAAGAATATGAACAAGTTGGATGGTAACCGGACCATCAAGTTTGATTAGCCACTAAAAGCATCATCAACACTCTTGTATAGTTCGACAAAATTATTATTTCTGAGTATCTTTGACACTGGAATGTCAAGGTACTCTCTTTCAGATGAATGTGTCTCATTAGTGGGTAGTACAATGTTACCATCTTTCATCCTTTCAACCCGCCAGAACACAGCATTGTACTGTGAGAGGAGGTCATATTCATGACGGAAACGTAGATCGGGAATGACAAACAACTGTTTGGAGTTCTTTTCTTTGTTGATATGCTCTTCAATCAAGCTTTTTATCCAAAAGCTTCTACCAATGCCTGGCAATACATCGTTTATCTTGTATTGCATCACTTCAGTCCCTACAAACTGCATAACCTTCCTGGGCTCAACACCCCAACGTTCATCTATAACATCCTTCAAGTCCGTCTCAAGCTGGTCATCTGTGAAACCAAACATTGCCTTGAGTCCTTGCTTCAAAGGGTTAGCAATGCGTATCTTAGTGTACCCAAAGTTCTGACACAGGTAGTCTGCAATAGTGTCCTTGCCACTTCTCTTCAGGCCACAGATGGCAATGATTCTGGGAAGTGAAGTTGATGTCATTTTTGTAAAATTCGAAAGAAGTTATTAAATGCCTTGCTGTTATAAAGTAAAAGATGTCTCACCTACTTCAAATTTTAAGTAAAAAGCTCAGTCGCAAGACAATATTGCGTGCTTATTGTCAAACAGGTCGCAAGTATAATTGGCTAATGCGATTGGCTCATATGACGAGCACCAACAAACTGTATTCGCTCAAAGATGAAGACGATGTTATAACTCGTGATTGGATGATACAAGTTAACAAACTGGATGAGAAAGAAAAGTACTCCATTGCCATTCATACTGGTCTCTCGTATGTTCTTGTACATGTGTGCAAAGCTTCATCAAAGGTGTATGATGCAAGTGTTGTGGAGCTTATTACAAGTGATCTTAAGGACTATGAGATGATATGTACTAGCCTGATCCCAAGTACATTCATTGAATTCATTGCGTATCAAGTAACTGTGACAGAATCCCCTAACTGTAATCGCATTATATCTCGGTTTGCCACACAATCTCAGAGGACTCGATGAGTAAGATTGAATGAGATTACATACTGATTTTTTAATGTTAGAAGCTTGAAGACATACTCCTCAAGAGGTTTGTTGTCAGGAGCTTCATTTATTTCATCAATGTTCAACAGAGTCCGTTTAGACATCTCTACTACTTCACCATCTTGCAACTCAATATCATTTGGGTAATGTGCCAAGTTTATGTCAACACCTGCACACATCATTTTCTCTCTGATCTCCAGGAAATTGTCATAGGTGATGGTATCAACATCAACACTATTAGTACCATTACCAAACATAAGAACAAGGCCCTTACAAAACAAGTCCAAGATGAAATAGAACAAATCTTTGTTGTTCTCAATTCCTCCTAAGGACAAGTCAAGAACAACATTGTTTGTATTTCGCATAAACATAAACTCTGCCAAGTCACTCACTTCCATCTCAACATCTCTGTATAGAGGAGAACTCATATCTTGTCTTATGAGTGTTGAAGAAAAAGAACAAAGGAATCATACGAGCATAAAAATATATTGAATGCAAAGCTTTACTTCATCTACTTCTTGGTAACACGCTTCTTGACCTCCTTCTTTTGAACAGGAGCCTCAAGCTCATCCTCACTACTCTCAATCAGCTCATCCTCAGTCTCATCTTGCACTGCAAGGTTGTTGATTTCCTCTGTTGCGTGGGTAATGATTTCATTGCCATTTACACTCTCATCGTCCTCAATGTCGCTGTCATCCACCTTGTCATCCTCAAGCTCCTTGAAGGCATAGCCCTTAATAGTTTGAGGAGGGGAGACACGCATTTGAAGAACCTTCCAGCTGCAACCATACTTGCCACCAGCCACCCAAATACCAATGCATTGGATGATAGCTGTGACCTTGGCACCCTTGAAGGCACCTGTATCGATGAGCTCCTTGATATCTACAGGCTTCCTCTTGTTGTCATACACCTCACATTGGAATGAACCATTTGTGAAAGGAATCTTGAGCTTGAAGGTGGGAGGATACTTATCAGTAATCTCACCAGTTGTCTTGTCCTTGGCATACTTCACCAGTGGACTGTAGAGTGCCTCTACAACATCAACTGAGTTGTACTTCTTCTTGAGCCAAGTCATAGAGTTGTCAACGCCGTCTTGAACAAGCTTCTTGTCCAGAGCAACCATCTTCTCAAAGAATGTGTTGAGGTTCTCACGACCTTCCTTACCCTTGAATGACAGGTCCAGAGAGTACTTGTCAGGACCCTTGCCATCATCATTCCAGTTGGAAACACCATAAGGTGCAACCATCTCTGGAGTTTGAAGGACAATAGGTGACCTATTCAGAGACATATAGATGGTACGACCACCAAAGTCAAGATTGCGAGGAGCACCATAAGTCACGTTAGACACCTCAAAGTTGGAAGGCAGAATGATTGACTCCATTGTAGTTGGTTGTTTGCTTTGAGAAAGTATACTTTAGATTGTATGCTAAGCTTTAAATAGCTTTAGCTTGCTTTGTATAACTTAACCACTCTCTATACACATTTCAATTTTTTTTGCTTAAGATGCAATAAAGCCCATTGCACACTTATATATCCGGGATATATAGTTGTCAAGGGACACTGTCACATGACATATCAAGTGTCCTTGGACATTGTTGGGTCACCTTAGAGTGTCCAAGGACACTGTGTTGTATCACTGGATGAGAGCATTGGCACTATTTGAAATAATGATAGGTACATACTAGCCAATACTTAACATTTGCAGTCTGTTATAATCAAAAACAACCATGTCAGTGTCTGATACCACAACCATTCCTGAAGGACCACACTTCTATACAGATGTATATTTTGATATTCTGAAGGATGATTATTGCTTATGGACAATTTATCGATTCTCAACAAAAGAGATTGCGGAACAGTTTGTAGAGAAGGTCCCATTCATATGTTCAGATATTCATTTTACAAGTCGAGGAAGGACTGATGATGGACATACTGATACTCATCCATATCGTCCAATATATACAAGCTTGGAAGATGCTCTGGCAGATGCCAAGGAGTTTGAGATGTATGGTGATAATCCCGAATACAAGTACGCAGGTAGGGTCTTTGAAGAAGACCTAGGTGTTATTGAAAAACAATACGATAAGAACACTATCAAAGACCTAAGGAAAAAGGTTGAAGAACTTACATCAGAGATTTCACTTCTCAAATCCAAGTTGAATAGTCTCACATCAGATGAGATTGTTTGAAACAGTAATCACATATGTTGTTTTTATTCTGTTGGTTCCATGACCAAATCATAGCGAGGAGAATTAATGACATTTTGCACAATGCTCAATGGAGTAACGTCTTTCCCATCCAACAGAGATGTGAGAAGTGCCGGTGAGTACCCAGACAGAAGAACTACACCTTGTTGATCAAACTTAACTGGGAAGTCCTTGGTCTCTCCACGCAGATTCCAGAAGACTATTTGAGGCATCTCTACCCCAGCCTTCAAAAACCTTTCACGAATCAACTCAAAATGGGTACTACTGCTTGCATCCATTGCTGCATCAAACTGCATATCTGAGAATACAAAGATCCTCTTGATGGAATCTGCAGGGTTCCTTGCACTCAGTCCAAGGACTAGATCCATTACCCTTTCAAAGTTTGTGTTGCATCCCCAACTCATCTTCATTACATTTCGAACTTGTTCATACAAAGATCCATTGGGGACACAGTGAAGAGTTGGGTGCTCACTGAATGTGATAAGTTTGTTTTCATACAGTCCCAAGAGACCTAGTGCAATGGCTACTTCCATTGGTGTTCCCTCCATACTTCCAGAAACATCACAAACAACAATGGACCTATCAAAAGCTCTTGTCTTCTGTGCAGTCTCTTTGATGACTTTCCATTGTGCCTCAATCACTGGATCTTCAACAGCGTTGTATGTCATATACTGGCGTACAAGATCATGAGGGTATACTTGGGAAGCATTAATCTTTGCTTTACCTTCAGCAACTGATGCAAGATAGCTACTAAAGCGGTCCTTATCATTTCTCAGAAAGGCTTTTTTGTATTTCTGCATAGCTACACTTGGGACGGCTTGATAATCTACCTTATCAAACTCTTTGGCACACATCTTGGTCTCTACAAGCTTGATATACTTGCGCAAGGGACTAATGTACTCCTTTCGAAGGTAAGCACGACGCTTGAATGATTTTTCTTTAGGCGTTGAGAGGAGAAACATACCCAAGAGTTGTGTCAAAGACATATTGTAAGTTGAAATGGTTGGTAATGGATTCTTCTTGGGTTTGTCCCACTTGGAACCTTCGGATGGCAACCATTTTGCTAATAGACTCACAGGCTCATTGTTTTCCATCTTTTTCAGGTCTGCATTCAACACGTCCAAGAAGTGAAAAAGTATATCTGTGTCATCCTCAACATAGTGCCACAGTTTCACAAGATCCAAATAACTTCCATATTCAGGGATGATCTTGTAGTTTGCAGCAAACCATTCTTTATACTTCTTCGCAATGTATGTCATTGCAACAATGAATCCACGGTGATCACCCTTTCCCCCTCGGCAATCTCTCCAATTCATCAAAATCTTCATCGTATCCAATGGATACAGTGACATAGAGGCGTCAATCATATCATAAAGATGTTGGTTCTTGATTGCATCTTCACCATCACCGGAAGGCAATACTCCAATATCACGGACTGTCTTGAAAAAAAGATCAACACGTGGATCCTCAGTCCTTGCAAGAGACAGTGCGTCATTCTCAGTGTATGCAATATTCTCGTCTTGCATTGTCAGCAGGTGTCATAACTAAAACAATTGCATTTATGTATAATCTGAGTATATGAATAAATTTTATCGGGATTTGCATAACATCATCTCGATAAAGAAAACAACAAAGTGAAAACTATATAATAATAAACAATTACAATAGATTGTTGTCTGATAAGACAATGTACAGCAATCTAAAAAGAGCAGACTATAGAGAAACTTACAGCAAAATAATCGATAATGCTTATATCAACAAGTGTTTCTTGAGTCAACATCAATTGAAATCAGGTGTCAATTGGTGTGTTTAAGGCTTCGTACAGCAATCCCAAATCTTTATGGCAAAAGTTTGCTGGCATAATGCCAGTCGTAGCCTGAAATTACCTGTTCATTTTCTTGTCTGACACGTAAATGTGAAAGTAATAAAAATACTGATGAAAAATATCTACATTTTAACATATTCTTGGGGCACTCTCCATATCCATGACCTTCACAAGTTCCTTGGATACAATGCCATGTGCCAACTGCATTCTTTCACGCAGCTTTCCAATGCACACTTGTAGCTTCAACTGCCTCTTATACTCCCGCTCTATCTTGTCCAACAAACTCAAGTACTTGTTCAGAAATATCAACAAGTACATGCATTCCCCTTCATCAAGCTCTTGCGATTTAGTGAACTCAAACATCTGAGGAGGATTCCATTCTATTTCACTGACCCAAGAACCTTGCTTGTAATACAAGCTCTCCAAAGTATACTCATCTTCTTTCACATAGAAGGTATCAAGCTCACCACACTCTTCAAAGAGTACATCATCAAGAAGGCTAATTAGGTTGGTGTACTGGTCGCAAAGCATACGATTGGCATTGACACATTGTGATAACTCAATGTAAATTCTTCCAGATTCACTAGTATAGACCTTCTGATCCTTCTTAATGAGCTTCTTTGTATCAAGTTCCTTGACTATATCACAACCTTGAATATTTAGTATGTACAAGGAAGCACTTATGCTCATATGTGTCTCAATCCTAGTGTAAATCTCATACTCACAATCACAATGCTCATCATCACTATTTTCATTTTCATCTTCATCTTCATCAGAATGTGGCCTTACATCTTCTGGTGAGCTGATGGGATTGGTAGTAGCATCAAGACCATTATCATTTTTACAAACACTAAAGGAAGCTAATGCATCCAAGGTTGGTAACAAGTTGATGGTGCTGTTGGCAAAAGATATATCGTCTTTAGCATTCTTAAGACGAAGACCAAGGATAGAAAATTCCATTGTAGCACTACTATATGTTTTATCTAACATATAGCTATACAAAAATCAGAGTGTCTCTAACGCCAAAGCACAAACACTCCATAGTGTTTACTCCTTTTGGAAGTGGTGCTTGATGTAGGTTTGCAGGTTGAAGTAGGTCAGCTTGTCACCCTCACCAAGCTTCAGGATGGACAGAAGCTTGCTGTCAGGCACAATGGTGCGCTTGTCAGTGGTGTCTTGCAGAGAGTTCTTCTTGATGTACTCGTTGATCACACGAGTAACCTCAGTGCGGGCCATTTGAGAGCCAGCAGACACACCCAGGAAGGCGCACAGGTCATCAGACAGCTTGGTGGGCTTGGCAAAGCCAGAGGGAGTACGAGGCTTGTTGGAGGCAACGGGGGCAGCCTTCTTGGTCTTCTTGGCAGAAGTCTTTTGCACACGTTGGAACTCCTTTTGCAGGGTCTTCACCAGGGTGATGGTGTCCTTCACCTCAGTGGCAAACCTTTGCAGCCTCTCCAGGACAACCACAAACTTGTCAACCTCCACAGCGGGGGTCTCAACGGGAGCAGCAACAGGCTCAACAACGGCCTCGGGAGTGGCAACAGGGGTCTCAACGGGAGCAGCAACAGTCTTGGTAGTCTTCTTTGGTGCCATTTGATGTATTTGTTTTTTACTTGGTAATACCCTATTCAACCTGAATAATCTTATATACTTTTACACACTATGAGTATTATTACAATATATCGATAGAACTCATACGGATGCTGTTCAAACCAACCTTTTTTATTACCTTTTTCAAGGCGTTTTCAGCTTTCATTTTGTTTAATTCTTTTATTTTTATGGCTTGTGTTGCATTTGTAACAACCTTCTTCAAAAACTCTGCAAACTCGTGACACCCACCTATCTTATACTTGTGGCTTATAAGGTACGCAACGAACTCATCCAAAGACAACCAACCCATTGCTTTTAATACATAATAAGCTGTAATATGTGTGGCTTCTCGCTTTTGACCTTGTATCACTGACGATACCCTCGCACCTACTTCCATGATATGTCGTGACTCATATCTCAATAATGTCCCATACATGTCTTTGATGTCATTGGTCCCGTTTCGACTATACAACAACACACTTGTATAACATAAATTCAACAAACAAGCATACATGTCTGTAAATGTCTCATTGATGTTGATGCTTGTTTCCTTGTCAAAGAGTCTTGCAAATGTTGAACCATCCCTACTACTTGATGTCTTACAATCAATGTCAAAAGCATGAAGAAGCTCGTGTATCAATACCTTTACCACTTCTTCTTCTCTATACACTACAATAGTTGAAATACCACTTGCATAGTCTCGCACAGTGAAGCCACTATTTACGTTGAAGGCATTAAGTCCAATTCGACTATCGTGCCCTGTAAGTTCTTTCTTAAAAGGAGATAGGACAAGCTTTATGTTCAACCTGTCCATGAACAATGGATTGATGGATTTGCAGTAATATATCATAAAGGTGATGAGATCCACTATCTTGCCAACCTTTGCATTAGAATATGTTGAGCGTTTGTAAATGTCAATGGTTGTACCAACGCCAAAGAATGTACCTTGTGCTCTAGCGTGCACATAAGGCAGCTCATTAATCATTGTACGCAGCCTTTGTGATATATACAAACCTGTTTCAGTCATCACCTTGCCATCTGTTTCCTTGTTGTAAACAACAAACCTCAACACTACATTGGGCTTAATAAGCGCATAATCAGAATATGTTTTTTGTACATGTTCTAGGAACAAAAATGACCTATTAACATTCTTCATGTGTGCCATTAAAATATGCTCTGAAAAAGTTTTGTTGTTCCTTCAGTTCTTCTGTTGGGACTTTGTTGATATGAAGCTTGAAGTAAACATACAATTTCCCTCTGTTGATACGGTCCTCACCATCATCATTACTTTCACCTTTCTCATCACCACCATCCACAAATGGTAACCCTTTGTCATTAACCTCATGGACATAATTGTAGTACCCATCATCCTGTAGATACTCTCTTGTGTAGGGTTGGGCGATTACAGCGATTGTGTCATTATTGTAATAAGGTAGCTTGACATCAAGACCATACAAGTACTGGTAAAGGGTCATCTTGTGTTCTATATGAAGGTCATACCTACAAAACAATGTATCTACAGTGACACCTTTGTTAGTGTCAGGTAGTATGTCAAGTTTCACTATGATGTCTCCACGCTTGCTCTCATTACCATCACCACTGTCGTCCCCTTGATTCTCAAACCTATATTGGTCTCTATAATTCAATAATGAAATGTATAATGACTTGCTTTTGAATACGTACTGACCATCTTCTGATCTTCTCTTGACCTTAACAACAATCTTCTTCACTTTCGCATTATACAACTCCTCAACAGTCACCGACACCTTCAACACCAATGGCTCAGGCTTCTCAACAACCTTTGAGGACTGTGCTTGTGTTTGTGCTTGTGATGGTGCTGAAGATGCTTGTGATTTGCAAGATGCCATTTTCTCCTTGAGCTTGTCGTGTACTATATTCATCAAGATTGATGCAAATTTGCCCAACAAGTCTACATTGATGTTGTCCTCATACTGCATATCATAGACTTTCCTTTTGTCTGGATCACTTAAAATTTGATATGCCTCATTGATACGCTTAAATTCTGTATCGTCTCCAGCCTTCTTGTCTGGATGGTGTTGTAAGGCCAACTTCTTGAAGGCTCTTTTGATATCATCTTGACTTGCGTCCCTACTTAACCCTAAAACTTTATATAAGTCACAGTTAGTGTCAGCCCCCGTCATGGACCTCTTCTGTAATGAAGTGCGTTCATTCTTAAATGATTTGGACTATTATATACCGTGTCTGCTCAATAAGAAAGCTTTCAATATCATCACAAAGAATGTCATAAATGACATCAATGGGATTATGCTCGTGGGGAATGAGTATGGGATTTTGAATAGAATTGCTCAACTCATTGTCAAATGTATGTTTGATATAGAGACTTTGTGGATTAGAGCTTGTCCTCTCAATCCTGCCAAAGAAACTGAAGGTGAATACTTACTTTCAGATTATCATATGGAGTTTGAGCTCAATGACAAGTCACTAGAGTTTATCAAGTCCATCATTAGTAACAAGAATATATCAAATAGACATTTTGTGTTCATCATCAAGAATGCAGAGCCTAGCATCAACAGAAATTTATACCTTGCTTTGAGGAGGCTGATAGACTTGAATCAGAATGCACGGTTCATCATCACAACATCATCAACAAGCTTCATGGAAAAGAGCTTGATGTCACGTGTCCTACTAGCACATTGCAACTTTCCCTTTGAGAATATACTTCAGACTGACTTACTATCTAATGCTCTTGTCAATAACACCAAAGAAAAATTACACAAAATCTATCAACAAGCCAACTACAACATTGTCTCCCTACTTCAACACATCTCAAACCAATGTAGCACATTACTGTGGCAACAAACCATTGATAAACTCATTGAAGACATCAAGAAAGAAAAGAAACAATACAATGTGATTATGCTTATCAGAGAGAATGTCTACAAGTTATACCATGTTGGTGTGCCTCTCAAAGAGATATGTCGATATGTTGTCCAAGTTTGTAGTGACAACAAAATGTTCAAAAAAAGTATTCATCAAATTGTTTCTGCTGCTACAGAGTGTGAACACGGTATTACGCAAGGAAACAAGGGTATATTACTTTATGAAAAACTCTTCCTGAGTATTTACAAAGTTATGTAACTTTCGTGACTACTCCTGCATACCCTTTACTTCTTTGACTATCTTATCTATTTTATATTGTGAGATCTCAACTGTAGGCATCCTCTGTCTTACAAACAGGAGAATGTCCTTTCTTTTTACTTTGGTATTGTCTCTCAGTAGCTCTGCAATAACATTGCGTACCGCCACCGCTTGAGTACTAGTATCAGCATTGTTATTTGATGCTTGTCTTGGTTGCTGTGTAGAGAAATCCAATACAACTCCTTTACTAGTTTGCTTGTAGCCATTAATTATCAGTTGTCCATGGTGCACATTGTTGTGACACTCTTCACAAAGACATACAAGATTGAACTTACTATTCTTGTGGAACTTTCCTTCTATATATCCATCTTTATCAGCATCCTTCTGTTCATTGATGTGATGCACCTCACTAGCCTTTTGTCCACAAACTTGGCACTCATCCATATACACACCCTTGTTGTACTTGTTGCTGTTACTCTGCTCCGACACAATGTTTCTACTGATATTCAAAATGCCTTGACGGACAGTATTAGCAATCTCAAGGAAATCTTGTTCCAAGTCCAATGATTTACATACCTCAAGGCCATACAAAGAAGAGCCGTTTCCTTCTTTCAGCTTGCGATCATAAACCAATGTCCTTTGTACCTCATCATACTCCACTGACAGATGGAATGTCTTCACATTGTCAAGCTTTTTGACCAATGGAATTGTTACTAAGTCATGAAGATGAGTAGCAAATATGAATGATGACTCACGTTGGGCCAATGTGTGAATTCCAGCAGATACTATAGACAATGCTGATATTGACTCAGTCCCGGAACACAACTCATCACCTAGCACCAAGCTTTTCTCATCAGCTCTACGAAGGATGCCACGCAGCTCCATCATCTCCTTTGTGAAAGTAGATTGCCCTTTGAAAATGTCATCACTTGAAAAGATACGCGTGAAGATGTAGTCATATGGACAATACTCAAGGCTGTCACAAGCCACATACATACCAGCTTGAGCCATCAGCACTGCAATACCAATACTTTTCATCAAACTTGACTTACCTGAACTGTTCAATCCATACAAGAGAACTCCATCACATCCTTCAACACCAAGCGTAACATCATTCGAAACATATGCAATGTTATCATTCAAACTCTCTATGATTGGATGCCTCAAGCCCTTGGCCTTAAGGAATGATTTAACTTTTCCATTGGTACTAATACAAGGCTTATTGTATTTCTTTCTATGGGCATTGGATGCACAACACCAATAGAAATCAATAAGTGCAATCGTATATGTTATAATCTGTGCATATTGTGAAGTCGTATTTGACAACTCCATCAAGACCTTCTTGTACTCATCAATACACAGTCTCTTTACCTTAGCACCCAAAGATTCTATCTTCTCATTGATGCTGCGGAAACTTGTATGTGTCACCTTGACATTGCTTGAACTATGAGACACTGCCTTGCTTTCCAACTCTTCGATTGAAACCATTGTCTTCAGCAAGGTAGTGATAGTCTGGTGTGAATTCATCTTTTTGAAATCCGCAAACCTTTTGCTTGTGATTAGTAGGTGAAAACCGTCCCTTTCATTGTTTTCTACTTTGAAAGCGTCACCACCACCCTGAGCATAAAGTTTGTTAAGTTGAGAGGCAATGTCATACACATATTCCTTTGATGCATTCATCTCTTCAAACATCTCATCAAGCCTGGGTGAGTGCCCCTTAGCAAATACCAATGGGGATATGTTGTCAAGGTTGTACTTCAAAAGCTCATCCTCACTCAGTGTACTCTCAATCACTTCCAACACTTCACCAATACATCTTTGAACTTCAGCCAAGTCCAATTGTGTCATCTGTAAGTTCAATGTCTTCACTTCATCAATCACCTTTTGTATGTTCTTCAGTGACACCACTATGTACCCAATCTCAAATGGTTGAATAGTCCCCAGGTCAATCTTTCGGAACAGACGTTCTACATCATAGATGTCAACCATGTGTGTGTAAAGGGTATCAAGTAGCTTTCTTGATTGGTGAGATGTGAGGAATATTTCAATATTTTCATAACTCTCTTGTAATTGACAGGTATTGTTGGATGGAGACAATAATCTCTCTTTGAAATACCTTCTACCAATTGCCGTCTTACAATTGTTGAGTAAGTTCAATAAGCTGCTTGCTCCCCCAGATCTTGCACCAAGTTTAGTCGATGTTTCTCTTTGCACAATATCCAGTTGTTTTACTGAATTGTATGACAATACCAAAGCACTTGATGCCTCCAGCACTTGTGGTTTTTGCACTTTCTTCAAAATGTTTTCATTGTGACCATGGACAAACTGTAATAGACGTATAAAACTCAACAATCCACTCGGCATTCTCTCTAAACCAAGGAAATCCACCTTGGAAAGTATTCCACTAGACCCATACACCTTGGTCAGAAGTTCCTCTTGATAACTTGGCTTCTCCAACTCACTACACATTGATGCATACTTCTCATAATCATTATGCACACACTTGCCATCCAAGTCCAGGTATCTAACAATCTTGTCAAACGTTACCATTGAGACTGCATCAGTCATCTTGAGTTTGCCACATATAATGACCTCGCGTGGATTATATGCTACAATAATACGATACAACTCATCAAGGGGATGATGAATGTCATTGCTTCTAGAAGCACACTCAAAACAGTATGTCTTACCAGTTCCCAGATCAACTAAGGCTGCTCCAACCACAATGGAAAGCTTGTTTGTTTTGTACTCACAGAACTCTTCAACAAATATGGACATCAAGTAATTGCTTTCACTGCCATAAGTTGTAACATCATTCTCAATGTATGTGCCAGGGCTAACAATATCTGTTACTTCTCTCTTGGGGTTTGGAGGTGGTGTTGTTTGCGACACAATGACTGTCGTAAAGTTGTTTGCAACAAGAATATTCAAAAACTTACTCAAAGTGTATGCAGGAAAGCCAGCCATTTCCAGGTTATTCCGCGAAACCTCCAGTATGCTCTTGTTTCTCCTTGATACTTGGATGTTCAACAACTCTCCTATCATTCTCAAGTCTGTTTGTTTGCTACCATCGTCGTATAACTCATAAAAGCTTCCACATTGCATCAAAACCAATGTATTCTCACCATACTCCTTCTTGTATCTGATAAGGTAAGACTCATAGTCATCATAGAGCATTTTGATTGATTAGTCCCAAGTCCTTGTTACGTATTTAAGTGTGTGATGCTCTTAATATACTTTGGATAAAGTAATTATCTTCACAAAGGTAATACAGACCGCAGGTCTTGCTACATAATGCTAATAATATGGGAAGATATTGGAAGTCGCTCATATATGGAAGATAGAATGTCATTTGATACACAGCTCCCATATGGGTTCTCATACTACGGTGTGTTTGATGGTCATGGTGGTTCAGAGGTATCAACATATCTTAAGACCCACCTTCGTGATGTCATAAAACAACACATTCTTATGGCATTTAGTGATGGCATCACCTCCAAAGTAGATGTCTCTCAAATGCTGTATGATGCTATCAAAGCACTGGTGAATGACATTCCTTACAAGATCGCTATCAACACTGGAAGCACAGCCGTTATAATGCTGAAAAACAATAAAACATTCTGGATTGCAAACATTGGAGATTCAAGAGCTATTATGAATGATGCACACAAAGTAGTGGCACTCACAAAGGATCACAAGCCAGATGATCCTGATGAATACCAACGCATTGACGGGTATGGTGGCAAGGTTATTAAGGCTTTTCCAGGAGATGTCTATAGAGTAAATGGTGTGCTTGCAGTCTCTAGAGCCATCGGTGATTTTGCTCTATCACCACACGTCACGTGGAAACCTGACATCACAGTTCACCAAATACAACCATTGAATCATTATGTGTTCATTGCAACAGATGGCATATGGGATGTATTGAACAATAATGAAGTTGTTGACATTATAAACAACAAAGCAATGGACAACGCATGGCAGGACATTGGAAGCACCTTGATTAACATTGCTCGAAGTAGAAAGTCGGGTGATAACATCAGTTGTATGTTAATCATACTGTAAAAACTCAATATCTATATAAGAAGTCTTTGAACAGTTTTCTTATTATTTTCATATATCAAGGTACAATACACACGTCTTACAATATGCCTGACAATAATGTGTATCGTGATATGGACTTCAATAACTATGTGACAGATGAAGATGACGATGATTTTGAATATGAGTATGACAGTGAAGATAATAGCAACAACCAACATCCATTGAGGATATACTGCACTATTTGCAACCATATGATAGAACCAACTACATACACCAGCCATATGACAGAACACATCAACTCTTTCCGTCAACTATCTGCCTCTTTGCAGACATTTAATTCAGTATCCCCTTTACAATCACTATACGGGTTGTCTTCACTCCTTACCTTCAGAAACCTACACCCTCCCACATCAACCCCAACTTCTGGTTTTGCTGTCCCGGATATTGCAGGTGTTTCGTTCTCAAACTTATATACACAGCAAGCAATACAAGCAACTACCCATCCCTTATCACACATTGTTAGGTTACAATACACAGTCTTTGATGATACCATATTTGATGATTATGAATCAAATATGCGTCTTGCTGAGATGCTAGGGAATGTTGAGGTGGGAATTGATGACATTAACTCAGTCAGCAGGGTTTTAGACAATCAAGAATATGAAGATGATACATCGTGCCCTATTTGTTTAGAAACAATCAAAGGCATTGAAGGCGATGGTGGCGTTTGCAGAGAACTCATTTGCAAGCACAAGTATTGTCATCCTTGCATTGACACATGGCTCAAAAAGAGTAAATCGTGTCCTGTATGCAAGCTTGACCTTGAGGAGAAAGTCAAGACCAATGAAGAGCAATTGAATGAGAATGTTCAAAGCATTTAAGGACTGCAAAAAATTTGACGGCCATATCTTTTTTATTTTTGCCTCACCTACTTATACTTAAAGGTACAGACTTTTGGAAGTTATACACACAACCACACTACCCCTTAGACTAACCATCATCAAAATGGCCTCTACATCAAAGATCGAACAGATGCTGAGTGAGATTGATGATATGATTGTTCCTCCTCAAGAGTTTGAACAAGGTGTCTGGGATGTGGTTGGAGAATACTACAAACCAAACAAAGGTTACCAGCTGGTAAAGCATCAAATTGAATCATTCAATGACTTTATCCTGAGAAAGATTGAGCAGATCATCGATGGGTTCAACCCCATTGAGATTAACCATCAATACAACCCAGAAACAGAGAAGTTCAAATACCATATTTCAATCACAATGGAAAACCCTGCTTTGCTCAAGCCTCTCATTTATGAGAAGGATGGAAGCACAAAAGTTATGACACCCAACGATGCACGCCTCAGGAACTTCACATACTCATCCTCTATCAACATTGACCTTGCCATCACAGCAAAGGCCCTTGATGATAATGGTGATTATGTTATTGAGACCAAGAGGTTGAATGGAGTGTCCCTGGGTAAGGTGCCCATTATGGTCAAGTCCAACTATTGCATCCTCAAGAACCAAAACATTGAGAGCAATGAGTGCAAGTACGACTATGGTGGCTACTTCATTATCAATGGTAATGAGAAGGTAGTCATTAGTCAAGACAGGATTAGTGAGAACAAGACCTTTGTGTTCCTAAACAACAAGGTATCCACTTACTCACATATTGCAGAAATCAGGTCAGTTCAAGAGAACCGTCTTGGAGTGCCCAAGATTACCTCCATCAAGATGAGTGCCAAGCCTAATCAGTTTGGTCGTTACATCCGTGTGAATATCCATCATATCAAGACAGACATTCCACTCTTCATCTTGTTCAAGGCTCTTGGTCTCAACAATGATAAGGAAATCATCGAATACATTGTCTACAACATCGACAGCAAGATTGGAACACTTATTGCATCCAACCTGATGGCGTGTGTTGAAGAGGCTAATCAAGTGATGTGTCAAAGAGATGCAATTGAATACTTGGCAAAGTACTTGAATATCACAGGTTATCCACGTGAATATATGACAAATAAAATCAACCGTATCAATATTGTCCGCAATGTCCTTGAAAAAGAGGTATTGCCACACGTTGGTAAGGACTTGAAGAAGAAGGCCTTGTACCTTGGTTATATGGTGAATAAGCTTATTCAATGCTATCTGGGACTGAAGGAATTCGATGATAGGGACAGCTATATCAATAAACGTGTTGATACTCCGGGTGTTCTCCTGGCATCCATTTTCAGACAGTACTATGGCAAGATGATCAAAGATATGAAAAACATGGTGCAAAAAGAGATTAATGTAGGTGGCTGGAAGGTCACTAACAAGCTTATCAATGTCATCAACAAGGTGAATGTCTATAAGATTGTCAAATCTACCATAATTGACTCTGGTTTGCGATACGCTCTTTCAACAGGCAACTGGGGTATCAAGAGCAACAAAAACAAACAAGGTGTTGCACAAGTTCTTAATAGGCTATCATACAATGCATCACTCTCTCATTTGAGGCGTATCAATACTCCCATTGAGAAGAGTGGTAAGTTGGTGTTGCCTCGTAAGCTTCATCCCACACAATGGGGTGTGATTTGTCCCGCAGAGACACCTGAGGGCGCTTCTGTCGGCCTTGTTAAAAATATGGCTATGATGGCCAACATCACCATTTGTTCCAACTCCACCAATGTCCGCAACCTGATTGTGGAAGACCTTGGAGTGTTACCTTTTGGAGATGATGGCAAGTATGATGTCAAGGCTTTTGCCAATCATACCCGTGTGATGGTCAATGGAGACATTGTCGGCATTCACACTGAGCCTAATATTCTATACAAGAAACTCAAGTCACTCAAACAAAAGGGTTGCATCAATATCTACACCAGTGTTGTGTGGAACTTTCAAAATAATGAAATTTCCATCTCAACCGAAGGAGGAAGGTGCATCAGACCATTGTTCATTATTGATAATGATAAGGGATTCCCTCGATGCCGCCTTACAAAGGATGTACTCAATCAGCTCAAAGCAGGTAAAATTACCTGGCGTGAGCTATGCACTGGCTCTGGACAAATGGATGTTCAGGACAGTGTGATTGAATATATGGATGTGGAGGAGACAAATGCAGCAATGATTGCAATGAACTACAAAGACATCATTGACAAGACCATTGGGCAAATGCCAAGTGGTAAACTTGCTCCATCGGCTTTTACAAATATGGAAATCCATCCATCGCTGATTTTGGGTGTGTTGGGAAGTTGCATTCCCTTCTCAGATCACAATCAAGCCCCTCGTGTTGCATATCAGTGCTCGATGGGCAAGCAAGCCCTCGGCACATACACATCAAACTTCAGGCATCGTTATGATACTATGGGTCACATCCTAAACTATGGACAAAGACCATTGATCAAGACAAATATGTCTACTATCTTGAACAATGATGAATTACCTTGTGGTATTAATGCTATCGTAGCAATTGCTACATACACCGGCTTCAATCAAGAGGACTCAGTTATGCTTAACAAGTCTTCTGTTGATAGGGGCCTATTCACATCAACTTACTACAAGACTTACAAGGAACTAAACAACAAGAACCACTCAAACGGTGAAGAAGAATACTTTACAAAGCCTGATACAAATGTTGTCAAGAATGTCAAACCTTATAACTATGATAAGCTTGACCACACTGGCTTTGTCCCAGAGAACACATTTGTGCAAACAGGTGATGTTATTGTAGGAAAAGTTATGCCAACAAAGGTGGATTCAAACATCCAATACAAGGACAACAGTACAACAATGAAAAACAATGAGTCTGGCTTTGTTGATAGGAACGGTGCAAATGACAAGTATTTCACCAACACCAATGGCGATGGATACACATTTGCCAAGGTTAGGATCCGCAATGATAGGATTCCTACCATTGGAGACAAGTTTGCATCACGTTCTGCTCAGAAAGGAACTTGTGGTATGATGTATCGTCAAGAGGATATGCCATTCACAGCTGAAGGTATTGTCCCTGACGTCATTGTCAATCCTCACGCTATTCCATCACGTATGACTATTGCACAACTAATGGAGTGTATCATGGGAAAAGCGTGTGCACAGCTTGGGACATTTGCAAATGCAACAGCTTTCAATGGTGTTACAGTTGAACAAATCTCAGATATTCTGGAAAAGTGTGGTATGGAACGACACGGCAACGAGATCATGTACAATAGTCGTACAGGCGAGCAAATCCATACAGAAATCTTCATTGGTCCTACGTATTACCAACGACTGAAGCATATGGTTCAAGACAAGACCCATAGTAGGTCAAGCAACGGACCAATCATCCTCTTGACCAGGCAACCTCACGAGGGACGCGCCAGAGAGGGTGGTCTCCGCCTTGGAGAGATGGAAGTCGAGTGTCATTGGGCACACGGCATTATGCAGTTCCTCAAGGAAAGGTTTATGGAATGCTCCGACAATTACAGGGTGTTCATCTGCAAGAAATGTGGTCTGATGGCCAATGTCAACCCTGAAAAGAATGTGTTCCATTGCAAAAACTGCAAGAACATCAATGACTTCTCAGAAGTCCGCATCCCATATGCTATGAAACTTCTCACACAAGAAGTACAGACTATGGGTATTGGTGCCCGCATAATGACTGGTTAGCTTGTGCTGTTCCCTTATTATTTTTATCTTTCATTTTGGTTCTTCTATGCACCAAAAACATATATCCATATGTAATAATACAAACACTCAAAGCAGATACGATGAACTCTCAGGCTATTGCCAAAGTCATCTTTCTAATCTTTGTAATAGTAGTTGCTGGCTACATCATGTACACAAACAACAATACCTCTCTCGAGGCTTATGTCAATGCACCCACAATAACACCTACTACCACTCCAACTACAACAACACCAACCACTACTAGTACCACAACCTCTGCAAGCCCAACCGTTTTCAGCACAGATGTTCCTTACAACCCATTATCTACACCTACGCCACAAACCTCATCAACCACCACTACTACACCTACACAACAAACTCCATCAATTACCTCTACGACACCAACACCAGGTCCGATTAAGTCTAACAAGTCACTGTCTGAAATGGTGAAAGATGCTTACAAGGACCTATATGGTGCTGAACCTAAGCGTGAAGAATTGGACTTTTATGTCAAGTTCTTCCAAAATCGTGATCCTTCCCCAGAGTACCTCAGGGAAATCATTTCAACCAGTGCTCCCACTCTACAAAAAACCCTCACAACTGGTACAAAACCAGACATCCCAGATACACCTCTTGGAACTGAGAAACAAGTCATTGATATCTATGAACATATCCTAGAGAGACACCCCAATGCTGAGGAACTTGCATATTACTCAGCATTCATCAAGCAGTCTCCTGACAACATTGAAAAAATGAAAGTCCTCTTGTTGCAATCCAATGAATACAAACGTCTTCAACAGCTTCAAGATAATACCGCATATGGACATCTCCTTGGTGGAGTGACTGACAGGCAAGTCACAATACAACTCAACAAAGTTTATAGTGAGGTTGGTGGTAACCCAGATACTCTCGATGAAGACACTTTCAAATTCCTTAAGAAAAAGTTCCTTGAGTTTGAATTGAACGAACCACCGTTCAAAGACTTCCTCAAAACCTTTGTGATGTATGACCCAAGAGCCAACAAAACCCCATCAACAGGAAACACAAATGCATCAGGAGAGGCTCAAGCACAAACACAATCATCTGCCTCAGTCAGTCCTCTTACAGCCAACTCAACTGTGATTAACCAACTCATGAACCAAGCATCTTCAACAAAACAAGCGGAGACCAGTAGCACTACACAAGGTGTAAATACCTCAGCGATGATTGATACAATCAAAGATGCGGCAAACTGTCAGTTCAACAAGAACAGTGTAGATGATCAATATCGCAGTAACAAAGAAGATGAGCTTGCAAGGACTGTCAATGATAGGAACAAAGAGGATATGAAGATGCAATGTGATAAGTCAGCAACCACCAAGCACGATAAGGGAGATATGGTGCTACTACCTGGACAAGAATGGTCTATTCCTCAAAAACATACACCATCTTGTTACGGTAACAATCTCTCATACAACCCTCTGATTGAACAAAGCTCTCTTATTGGTACTTTGCTGACTGATGCAAAGGACACAGAGATTGGATCAATTATGCCCAAATTTACTTACAAAGAGATGTCTGGGTAAGGCTTTGGTGTGTCCTTGTTGCCACAAAGCATTTATTTTGTGTTCTATCATTACAGAGAGGTCCCCTCCCCCTCAACATATCAGTATATAATATGTTGATTTATGTAATTCTATCAAGAACTCCTCGATTATTTTATTGATAATGTATCAATATTCTATCAAATGTTGATTTTACAACAGTTGTGTTGTATCAGATGTTGTAGGATCAACACTTTATACAATCTCCATCAACGTCCAACATTATTATTAGGTACATTAAGGCTTTCCCCTATAAAACACATCATACAGAAGTGGTTGACCAAGAGATAGTATGCTGGGCTTTTTTATTTTCTAAACCCAATTACTGAGTAGCTCAGTAAGAGCCTACTAGCTCTACTAGAAAACTTTCTACTAGCTTTCTTTCTCTATAACAAGGGGGGGGGTCCCCCCCCCTACTTATAATCTGCTTACTTTAAAGACCACAATTAATGCTTACGTTTTTATAAGGAAATCTATGGAGTTATGCCACACCATAATTGAACAAAAACACTTTACTAACAAAACAATTATTAATAAATGCGTCATCTTTTGTAACCTTAAACGTCATCTTGTATGATGCCATCAGGCTCAGATGATGTAGATGGCACTCCTGGTGTGTCTGGTGATTCAAGGAGGTACATTGTCCTATCCTTGACAAGTAGTCTCACCTCTCTCTTGACAGCAAAATAGTCATTGCATTGGGTATCAGTAAGGAACCTGAACCTCTCATATGCCATCTGTTTGATTTCATCCTCTTGTATCTGTGGATCATTCATATAGTTATCGGTGTAGTGTGCATTGAGGATTCTATATCCCTTCTTGATAAGTTCATCCAAAGTGTTGGAAGCGTCACAAGCCCTCCACTCAGCATCCACATACTTTTCAAATATATTCTGCTTCAATGACTTGCATCTGATGTTTTGATTCTCAGGATATTCCTTGTTGTAATGAATGTTTTCTATCAAAGATGTCATTCCTTTCCTTGGGTTGAGTAGACAATATGATAGAAACTCTGGTGTAAGGTAGGATGTATTCTCACTTCCAAAGCTATTAATGTTTATTTGGATTTGATTGTTGATATTGTAATGATTGGTAGTGACGGTGTTATGAACATTGCTATTCCCCATGATAATCTCAAGAGACTCAATACGAGATTGTAGCTTCTTGTTCTCCTTCTCAAGGTTTGCTATCTTTACTTGAGGATCTTCATTCAAAGTACCATTAGACTTTGTTGCCTTACATTCCAGCTTATGGCGATGGCGCGACTGTCTTGTAGTATATTGTTTGTCACAATTGGGGCACTTATACATCTTACCCTTTGTCTCCTTGAATGTCAACTCTTTCACATAGTCAGTAATAGAGATCTTGTCAAAGGTGTCAGTACAAGGATGCTTTCTCTTCAAATGAGTCAATAGATTGCCCTTTGTAGTACTTGGGTGATGGCATCTACGACAACTCCAGTCCTTGTCATTTGACTTGGTTGTTTCTGTAGTTTCATCTGTATTGACTTGAGCATCCTCAACAGTATCTACATCTCCCTCTTCAGTATCACTCTCATCACCCTCATATGTGTCGCATATCTTATCATCTTCAATGCTTGTTTTTGGCTTTGAACTAGATGCCATGATTGTAATCCTGGTTTATCTTAGCGTTATATCTTTTTAAGTAGGTTCTCTTATAAATGATGACATTTTGATGACAGTTCATATTAAATGTGATAGATATGTCAGCATTTTCTTAATTAATTAAGAGACCATAGAATGGTAAGAGACTTGTTGTGAATGTTCAATGTAATCAATTGAATGGTCTAAGCGTCAGCAATGTATAACAAGGGGGGGGAGGGGGTACCCTTGTTTGATAGAAAGAATTGTACAAGAAGTGTTGTAGTAGCTACTAGGACCAACCTCACCCTACTTTATCAGAGATCTTCATATTATCCGATAAGTCTATCGATTCTTCAATATATTATAAAGAGAGTAAGCTTGAGATGCATATGTATTGCTTACATTATTAAAACGTCATCAAAATATCAATTATGTTTGAAGAAGAATACCACCATAGTATGGTAAGAACTTCTTTGCAACATTTGCGTCATCATACAAG